CTTTTGGGGTTGGGGTTGCAGCAGCGATTGCAGATGCAAAAGCAATTCCAGCAGTCACTACGCCAAACCAAGGATTATCTTGAACCAGTTGAATAATTACGTCCATACTATAATTTACACTATTTAAAGTAATTATGAAGCAGTTTGTTTTAATCGTTTACTCATAACCCCTTAATGTATTATTATATAATCTTGCGTGGTGCATAATAGATAAAAAACTACCATATTTCTCAGAAGTCTTTACTAAAGCTGATGTATCTTTGGGGAAACAATGCCCTCCAAACCCTCTTTGTTCGGTTATGAAAGAGTGGCTATCTCCTATACGAGAATCAGAAGTTGTATGTTTCCTCACCTCATCGTAGTCCACTCCCAACTTACCACATAAATCATACATCTGATTGAAAAAGGAGACTTTTAGAGCTAAAAAATTATTTTTCGCGTATTTGGTAATAATTAAAGCTTCGGCTTCAGATTCGATACACTCTAAATCGCGAAAAATATCTGACCAAAATGAAAAATCATCCCCACCCATTAAAATAGATTTCATGTCTAAAATGTCTTGTAACCAAGAATCCTGCCTCAAAAATTCTGGGCTAAATGTTAAATTAGATTTTGGAAATTTGCTTTTTAATTCCCTCCAACCTTCTAGACATATTGTGCTTTTGATCAAAATGGGGACATCTGGACTTTCTTCGATAACTTGAAATACATGCCCCATGTAACAAGAACCATCTTCTTGTTGAGGAGTTGCAACACAAATCACAACCGCATCTGTATCACTAGGTACGCCTTGATTATATTGAGAAAATGCTGGATCACTTACTGTTACTTTATATTCCTGCAGACTCTTTGAAAGTAGTTTTTCGTAGCCTTTACCTACAAAACCATATCCTGTTATTGTTATATTCATCTTATTTTACGGGTGTAGCATAACCTTGGTATTGATCAGCAGGATCTAACTCCCAACCTTTGATACCAAAATTATGCGCTCCAGTCTCAGCACTTTCAATGTCATATATATCTGGTGAATCAAGCTTGTGGCAACAAGAATCAATAGGGTTGTCTTGTTCATTCAAGACAGCAATCATCAACTCTTTATATCCGTTAGGGCCGATGACCCTGCTATCGTATCTAAAACTCATTCTGCGCTAATTACAATATAATCGTGAAAGCTCTTGTAGCTATCAGCATACTCAACACAAGATTTAAAGTCTCCAGCGTGATCTACATAAGAAGAATCAATAACAAAATACTTCCCTTCTGGAATCGGGTATGGTTCTGCTCCCCTTGCTAAATGAGTAGAAGAGATTCTCCAACCCTTACCATCGCTCTTAACCACAGTTTTGAATTTTAAAGTCTCAGCAGGGTGAGCATCTTCCTCAAACGTCTTCAGCATCTTCGTAAGCTGCCACTTAGTCAGAAAAACATGGGCATCCACTTTCTCTGGGGGAACAACCTTGACAGTCTCTTTAACTTGAACCTTTGGCTCTTTGTAACCATGCCAAGCAGCTACGCCCCACAAGGGCAAACAAACAGATAAGAATAATATTGTCTTTTTCATACGCCCCCATTATAGCGGCTCAAAGCTCTTTGGCAAGCACATTATTCACTTCTCTTCTAATAATAACAATAGGGTCATTGTAAAAATTGCAATCTTGTATTCTACCTTTATTACAAACCCAGTAATCTAAAGCTTCTTTTTCGTTATTAAACTCTGGAGTGTTAGCAATTAGTTCATATTTGAATCCTCTATCCTTCACAATGATATGGAATTGCCTGTAGTTCTTCATTTTTAAAATTCAAGCTTAATCGCTCTAGAAGTGCCAGCCAACCCTAAGTAAACATCGCTACCCTTAACCAAGGCTGTTGTCGAATAGCCAGTTCCTAGACTCATAATACCAGAACCTTCTTTGGCTGTAGGCTTACCGTCCATGAATTCATGCTCATAATCTTTCCACTGGACCTCGTAAGTCTCTGGATTAATTCGAAAACACTTAGTATCTGCCCAGAATGCACTATAAATCCAGCCATCAGGAGCTAAGAACCCATGAAAATTTTTGTTCTTATTAGCTACTGCAAGGTAATCTTGTGGTAAATCTACCTCTTCATAAGTATCATCAGCGCAGTTAACAATTAAAATCTTTTTGCCTTGCCTTGGCAAACAAAACACTTTGTCAACAGCTTCTACATAAATCGCACCAACGTATTTATGAGTCCACCCTGAAACTCCTGAAGTAGCTGGAGGCCCATCCAAGTAAGAAAAAATACCAAACTTATCAATCTTAGCGACACTAGTACCTAATACTTGAGGCATGTATATCTCGCCTTTTTTATCTACGGCAGCACCCCAGATATGATTACAGAATGTATACCGACTAGGTTTCTGGGGAGTAATAGATGCTACTTCACCAGTATTTGTGTTATAAGAAAAGATATGCAAGGTCTTCGTATAAGAGGGCATATAAATAATTCCATCATTACCTTCTGCCCCAGATCTAATTTGAGGGCAAGAAGTGAATTTCTTTTCTAAAGTTATAGAACCTGTCTTCCTACCTAATTTACCAATAGAAGTCTGGTAAGCTGGCAAGAAATATGTATAACCATCGGAAGCTTCGACATTCCCAATGAAACCTTTATAACCAACACTATTTCTTTTTATAGAATCTGTAGATGTATCAGTCTCGATATGCATATCAGATTTATAACCTAACGAATGTATAACCCCACTATCGTCTAAACCCATAGTGCGTGTCTTAGTTAGATTCCCTACTATCTCGCCTTCTAGATATTTAAATCTAGGCCAAGAATTAGAGTCTAAATTAGGAATAGAAGACCCAATCCCAACGCTAGACGATCCGATCCCCGTGCTAGACGATCCGATCCCTACGCTAGACGATCCGATACCAACGCTAGACGATCCGATACCAACGCTAGACGATCCAACCCCTACGCTAGACGATCCGATGCCAATGCCAGAAGCCTTGTCCTCCAAATCTTCCAATTTTTTTAACGAAGACTTAAGACTCTTTATTAATTTTCTAATTATACTACAGAACATGATATTATCGACCTTGCCCTCTATATTTCTTCTTGTAATTCTTACTAGATTTATTGGAAGAGTTTTTATTCTTTGAATGGACCCCTTTATTTTTAACCTTTTTCTTGGTTGGAGCCATTGATCCTGATGTTTTTTTAGCCATAATTATATTTCTACGTATTTGGGAGCAATCTCAGCTATCTCCTCACAAAGACTTTTTATCTCTCTAGAAGACATTTCTCTAGCAAGCCTTTTTAATTTCACGACTTCCCAATAAAATTTTTGATATTCCTCATTCTGATCTAAATAATTTTGAGTTTTTAAATCATAGATGAAAGCATCATAAACTTCATACCTTGTAGAGTCTATACATTTTTCTATAGGCTCAAACAAAGAATTACCCACTACGTATGAGAATATATAGTTAGGATCGACTTCTATGTTTACTTTAGACATCAAACTATATTCCACTAATGAGATTTTATTTCTACTAGAAAATTCTAATTCTACTCCTTATTTTTGAGACATGTCTACGTTTTTCTAAAACAGATCCTCCTTCTCTGCTGCCAGCTCCGTTAGTATTACCCTCAATAGTAACTACATAACCACTTGAGTCGATATCTTTAACAGCTAGACCTATATGAGAGAATGAAAAGACGACAATGTCACCAGCTTTAATGTCCTCATTTGTAGGCTTCCGCAAATCAACCCCTTTTGAGCCTTGCTTTCTAGCCCAGTTTTCAAAATCCCAAGCTCCTGCTGTTTGAGGTCTTTTGAATGAAACATCCTGCCCTTCAATAGCTTCTTTAACCAACCAACAGATGAAGGCTGCACACCAAGGCCACCCCTTATCAGGGTCCAACCAAGTAGCGGCTTTATATACGTCAACCCTTGGGCCGCAGTTACTACCGTCAATTTCTGATACCCCAATTTCTCCGCGAGCTAAATTAACCATTTTCTCGGAAATACTACTTCCAGAAACTTCCGTTTCATCTGTAGATAACTTAGCTAGTATAGCGTTCCAAGTGACTGGACCATCAGATCCATCAGCAGAAACACCTAATAGTTTTTGAACGGTTTTAACAACTTCTTTTTTTGATTTAAAGTCCATTTTAATTATTTTTTAATTATTTTTTCAGGGTTTTTTGCATATTTTTTAGCTAATGCAATCAAACCATTTATGATTTCAGGACTAATTACACCAACAACACCATATGAGACAGCTTTAACTAGATCACTTATGGGAGCATCATGCAGAATAAACCATAAAATCATAGAAAGTATTGCTGCAGAACTAACATTTTTTGCGAATTCCTTCCAACAGTATTCCACTTTGGAATTTAGCATCCTAGCTATCATACCCGCAGCCCCAATTATTGGAATAACCCATCCGCCATCCATAAATTCTCTCATTAGATTTTTTAGGTCCATGTAAATTAACTTACACAAAATGCTACCAAATATGTGTATATATTATTAATATGGACGAACACAGTAAAGATATTTCAGAAGCAAAAGCTTTTGCTAAAAAATACTGTAATCCAGAAGATAGCGACATTATTTCTGATTTAGATCGCCATGCAAGAGAAACAGCATGGACATTACTTCAAA